CTCCAGGCCCAAAGGCGGCAGCGGCCCAATCCGTCATCACGGCCTCTGTGTTGATGATGCCGTTAAAGGTGTAGTCGGGGGAGACCGTGCCCAGGCTCGCCAAGATGACGTCTATGGTTCCGGCAGTGTCATTGACGATGATGACCCTGGCGGCGGAGCCAGCCATGAGACTGGATATACCAACAGCAAAGTTGTCGCCACCAGACGCCGCCGTGACCCGAATGATGACCGTCTCCGCCATGATTGCCATGGCGGCGTCGAACTCGTTTCCATCGGCCGATATCGAGTGGTCAACAGATACAACTTTACCAAGTCGTGAGCCAAGACTCAGCACGTTGGTTTCGTCGTACGTTACGGACGCCGAGAACTCGTAGACGTTGCCGCTCTCGCCGGATGCTGCCGGAGAAGGAAACCCAACGAAGGCGTTGCTGCTCTCGCCGAAGACCGAGCCGGCGGTGACTCCGGTCAGCTCAAAAGCGTAGCCGTTTACTTCACCGTTGCTGATGAAGGTGTTACCGACGAATGAGCCCAGGTAGCGCCCGGTGTTTTCATTGGAGCCGGCCGACACGTGGTAGTGGGCGGCGGAGGCGACGGCGGAACAGTCGAACGTGCACCCAGACACGGTGAAGTTCGGGCCACTGATAATTGTCCCGGGGAAGTCTGCGTCAGCCGTGAATACACAAGACGAGACGGATATAGACGAATCGCCGTCGTTCGACAGATTCAGGATGCCGGCGTCACCTTCGAGGTCGACGAAGAGAGAGTTGGAGATGGCCAGGCTAGTGAAGCCCCCGGCCAGGATCCGACGAATCGGCGCGCTGGAGACGTTCTCGCCATTAAACTTGCAATTGTCGACGACAACACTCTGGTTCTCGTGTGCTTCATAGAGTGTCTCGACGGCTCCGGATGCGACGAACCCTAAGCCAGTGATACGTTTGGTGCGGCCAGGCGTGGTGTCAGTGAACTCCAGCAGCGCCACAGCTGACGCGCTCCGTAGAATCGAGGCGTTGCCTCCGCAGCCCATCAAGACGATGTTCTCGGCAGCGACCGGCAGAGCAGACACTAGATAGGTGCCAGTGGGAAAGAAGACGATGCCGCCTCCCAGGGCTTCCGCATCTGAGCACGCGGATAGAATGGCCGTAGTGTCATCTGTTACGCCATCGCCAACGGCCCCGTACACCGGCGACTTGACGTTGATGAACGTGGTAGCCACGGACGCGAAGGCGGTCTGGATGTCCACTGCGGAGCCATCAACCAAGACCTGCCAGTCAATGGCGCCAGCGGACGCTAGCCAACCGTCCAGCACTGCCTGAAGAGTGGTCGGCTCACCTGCGGTGTTCGCCGGATTGCCGTCGTAGGCGGTGCCAGTGAATGAATCGCTGCGCACTTCAACGAGCGGGGCACTATTGCCAATCGTTACTGTGCGAAGGATGGCGCCGGCCGCGTTGCGGAGGATGACGTCACACAGCGCGTCGCAGTACATCTCCAGCGCCCCATTGGAGTCCAGAGTGAAGACGTTCTGCCCAGGCTGCGTCTCCTCTTCGAACTGCTCCCAGAGAAACGCGGCGGCGCTACTGACGGTGCCTCGGATGCGGAACTCAGCCGAGCCGCCTTCGGCCCCCTTGACACCAGCGGCAAGGAATTGAACTAGAGTGGCCATCAGCAATATCTCCCGCCCCAAGGGGTCGTATGAGCGAACACCACTTCTGGAGGCGTGTTGTTGGTGTCGTAGGCCTTGAGCTTCTCGAAGGCGACGTCTCGGTCTGCCCTCATTAGCTGACGCTCTTCGAGCGGCATCGAGCCATCGGTCATGAACTCATAGGCCAGTGCTAGGACAGCCCACTGTTCCCAGTGTCGCTTGAAGTCGGGGTTGTTGCCACCAGACGAAGAGCTGCCAGGTATTCGGTGAGTCCTAAAGCGAATCTTCCCCGCCTCCGAAGGCACAGGCCACAGTCGCATGAGGAGCTGATCGGCGTTGCGCTCAATGAAGTAGTGTACCGGTGTACCCTTCGACGACTTGGCGCTGAGCTGGTTCCATCGGTAAGCAGAGATAGGTTTGACAGGAGTCTCGCCTGTCGTCTCTTCTTCTTCCGGGTCATTGGAGGCGGGAATGTACGAGCCATCGTCAACGATGTTCAGGATGTCAGCGTCTAACGTATATTGGTGCTCATCGGCAGTGAGCTCCAGAATGTCGATGTTGACGAAGTACTCGAAGAACCTCTCCGTCGATGCCGCATTGAGCACGCGGTTGAGCGTGCGGCGACCATGGGCGGCCTTTGCGGCCCACTGCACATCGGAACCGATGCCGAAGTCGATCGGGACGATAGCCGCCTTCTTGTACGCATCGAGAATAACCTCGTCGATAACCGGGGCTGCTGACGGCGTAGCGCTGATGCTCACGAGTCGTACCTCTGAATATCGGCGGCTGTCGTGCGATGGATGACCGGCAGCGTCCGCGCGTCGGCTCGACCACCATCGAAGCGGCTGACGTTCTTGTACACCTGGGCCGAGTGCTCGGCGTTCATTCGCGAGAGCTGGACTTCGTCCCTGCCTTTGGCACAACCGTCAGCACCGGCGCACGCAAGGAGTCCGCCTTCTTTGCGGACGAGCTGGTGGCGCATGTAGAGTGCGCCGCAGTAGTCGCAGCAGGCTTGGTAGGTGCCTCGCGGCCAGTTCTTGTGGGCCTTGTTCGGGATCGTTCGCGCCATGAGTGACGGACCTCCTCAAGGATGAGGGCAACGGCTAGCTTGAGCAGTGAGTACACATAAGAAAACCCGAGCAGCGAAGGAGTCCACGCCGCCCGGGTTTTAGATGTTGCGGCGGTCTGATACCGCTACGTCTTACGTGGTGGCTACAGCTGGCGACAATGCGCCAGACGCCACGGACTCATCGGTGAAGTAGTTTTCGAAACAGCCAATGAGTGACTCGGTGGTGCCTTCGAAGCTGATGAGCTTCAGCGCGTTGGCAACGGTGCCACCGGCGTCAATGCCCTTGCCGTAGTTCTTGTAAACCCAACCACTGGCGGCGAACGTGTCCGCTACTCGGATCGCCACACCATCCTCTACCGAGTTGAGGAAGAGGTTGTGGTGGATGTCGAGATTGGTCGCGGCGGCGCCAACCTGGATGACACCGCCCGTTGCGGAAGTCAGCAGGCAGCTAATCTTGTTGCCCACAATCTCCAGGTTGTCGACGGCTCCCGTAATCGAGATGATGTTCACCTCAGTTTGGGTGCCGGTCTGGAGCATCTTGTTGCCTTCAATGAGGCAGTTGTCCGCACCGAGAGCAACCGTGATTGGCGTTGTCGCTCCGGCAGCTCCGGCAGCCACCGTGATGTGGTTGTCTCGGAGAACGCAGCCGGCAGCGCTGATGGTGATGGGGGCCACCACCGCATCAATGCCAGCGAAGTTCAGATTGAAGCCAGCGAGCTCCACGTCCGCAACGTCCAGAAGGAGCGTCGAGGCCGTGGCCGTCCAAGTCAACGTCGGGTTGTTGCTTGCCCCGGGTCGGCCAAGGCTGATGAGCCTCGTCCCGGCAACGAGGCTGGTTGCGAAGTCGGCTGCGCTGATGCTCTCCGAATAGCCCGGAAGAGCGAAGATGACATCACCCTTGCCAGAGCGGCAGCGGGCGGCCGCAGCATTGAGCGTTGCTACGCGGTTGTTCTCGGTGAAGGTGGCCTCGAAAACACCAGCCGGGCCGAGGTAGGTGACATTGGCCCCTGGAGCAATCCAAGAGCCGAACATCGTACGGAAACCCATGGCCTTCTGGCCAACGAGAGGTAAGCCCATTAACGTTCTCCTGTTTGGCTTTCTCGCCGGTTAGGCGGCCACGAACATGACGCAGCGAGGTTCGCTGGTGCCGTTGTCCCAACGACCGCTGAGCGAGTAGTTCATCAGCTCTGCGTTGTGGTCAATCCAGGTCTTGGACTTGAACTTCTTCCGCCAGCGCATCTGGAAGCCGTTGTCCGCGTCCGTCTGGACTGCCCAGTTGGTCGTGGTGTTCGTCCAATACTTCAGCTGGACGCGCTTGATGTTGTTCTCGTACTCCTTGATGGTGTTGATGGCAGAGAAGTTACCTGCCTCCGGATCCATCTTCGAGCCCAACAGCACCGTCCACACGCTGCGTTGCTGCACCGGGTGAAGAACGGCCTTGGCCTTGTAGCCCTGGATGATGCCGTCGTGGTCAACGAGCTGGTCCAGCTGAGCGATGAGGGCGTTCCAGCTCGCGGTGCTCGGCGCCATCGGCGTGGCGAGCATGTTGCTGAAGGTGCCGCCAGCTGCCAGCGGGTGAGACGTGCTGGCGAGAGCGACGCCATCGGGACCTGGGAAGCTTGCGTTCGTCGCCCGAACCAGAAGGTTCGTCGCGTCGATGTCCACCGTCTTGAAGCCCGATCGCTTCAGGCGTTTGATGGCCTGAATGACCTTCGGGTACTTCGAGTCGTCGATGGCCTCTTCCGTGACGATGTACTTCGCGGCAAACTTCCGAGCCTGGTAGCGCTTGGTGTAGCCTTCCGTGATGGTCAGCGGGGGAAGGTCGTTGCCCTCGGGAACTTCCGCAATGAGGCCACCGCCAGCATACTCCTGGTCATCCTCATAGTTGTCGTTCATTGGACGGTTGAGCATCCAATTCACGTAGTCCAGGTCGGACTCCACGCCGTCGTACTGGTCGGTGATGATCTCCTCAAGGGTTTCCTTGAGGTTCATCGCCAGCGCACCCGTCATAATCTCGCCTGCCATGTTGGTCTATTCCTTGTCGTTAATGCTGGCTAGCCGTTAGATGCCGGCCATACCAGTCGCGCCGTTGAGCGTCGGGTCGAAGCCTTGGTTCAACTGGACGATCAGCTTGACGTTCGCGCCGGAGAAGTCCTGGTTCTCGCGAGTCTTGCTAACGCCAACGATGCGCCACATCAGCGCTGCCGTTGCGGCAGCCGTCGAGATGTCCAGCACCGGGCCGCACTTCGGCTTGTCCGGGTTGCTCGTGTCGCGAACGAAGACCATGTCCACGTTGGAGCCTTCGAGTGCTTGGTAGGCGGCAAGCGTTGTTGCGGTCACCGCGTCATCAACGTCCATCTCCCAGTAGTGATCGGAGAACGGCGCAACAATTAGACGGCTAGTGGTCTCTTCGAGCGTGTAAGTCGTGCCGCTCGGGAGATAGTTGGCGGGACGAGCCTTGCCGTTGATGTCGACCTTGGCGTTGGCGACGCTCATAACGACGCCGAACAAAGTGTCTCGCGTGGCAGAGTCGTTGGTCAACTCGACGAAGCCAGTAGCCAGGCGATCAACAGGATCCCCGATGGCGACGCCAACAGAGCCACCATGGTCACCAGCGTAGCCGGAGGCAACTCGCGCCTCGATGCATGCCGGGCGCCCGCCGCCACCTTGAGTGGAATGGAAGCGGATGCCGTACTTCTTACGATTGTCAGCCATGGTCTGTCTGCTTTCCCCAAACGGGAGTAGGAGTGGTTAACGGAACACTGGAGCTGGGTTCTGCTGCAGCTCGCTGATATCCATCTGGTCCTCAATGAGGCCCTCGACATGGATGCGCTTCTCAAGCTCGTTGCGCTTGATCTTGCTCATCAACTTGTCGTAGTAGCGCTGCCCCGTGAGACCCGTTGGGCCCTCTTCGAAGATGTGCTGCGATGTTTCGAGGTCACAGGAGAGAAGGTAGTTGCCCTTCCAAGCGAGGGGCTTACCAATGACAACAGGTTCCCCGAGACGGATGCGAACACCGTCAGGCGTCGCTTCCTCCAAGCGATAGTCCATGGCGATGTAGTACTCGTACGAGAATGGATGCTGCGCATCCTTGGGTGCCAGTACGTACTTACGCTCGGGGTCTGCCTTCGAGAGCTGGCCATCGTGGCCCGCTTCATGAGTTGGACGAGTCTTGGGAGTAACCCTCGTCTGATTGAGGTCCGGGCTCTGACGGTGCCGGATAGCCTGCGTGCGCTGCATAAGCGGACTCCTTTATTCTGGTGGATGACTGGTGATTCGAAAACCCAATCGGTGGTTGACTTTGATCAGCGGTTGGCGGTGCGGGCCTTTTGCATGGCCTTCTGCGCGCGGATACCGGGGCCCTTTGCCCACTGGGCATAGGACTTCTTCTCGTCTCCGTTGTTGCGGTCGCCGTACATGGCCATCGCCATGATCTTCTCGCTCTTGCCCATCTTCACGACGTTGCTCTTGGGGTCCATGTTGTTCCTTCGTGTGCCTGGGAAGCCTGTGAACTGCTGACGGTCATGTTCTGTTGGAGCGCTGCGGGCGCCTGCCATGCGGAATGTGACACGCGCTGCGTTCATCGCTTGGCGTACGGTTTCCGGTGTCTCCGGTGCACCTTGAGCAACGAGCGTGTCGTAGTGCCCGCGAGCCCAGCGGTTGGCATTGGGGTTGTTCCAGACGTCTGAGTACTCCTGCTGGAACTGCTGCCGCTGGTTCATCTCCGTGATGCGGGGAATCGCCTGCTGGATGGCTCGCTGAGCCGAGATGTCCATGCGCTGCTGCTGTAGAGCGCGGGACTTTGCGTCGAATTGATCCAGCCGTTCCGGGGTTAGTGTGCGAGCCGCCTTGTGGGCTTCCCACTCGATGCCAAGCGCTCTCTCCTGTTGGGTGATGGCCTCTTCTTGGCCCTTCCAGGGATCCGGACCGGGAGAGTGCGTGGGCTGTGGGTTGCCACCACCACCAGTAAGGCGCGAGCGTAGGTCGTCAAAGTTCTGCGCAAGACGACGCTGGCCTTCTTCGGCTGCTCGGATTCGGTCATCGGAAGGTGCGGCATCTGCCTTCTTCTCCCCGACGTGAACCTCTAGGTCTCCGTCGGTTTCAATGAATGAGACTGGCGTCTCATCCTTCTTCTCTGGGTCAATGCTGACTTCGATCTCATCTGCCATGGTTTACTCCTCTGGGCCGAAGAGAAGGTCCTTCGGCGATACTTCCAGCGCTTCGGCAATCACCAACACGGTGGTGAGCGACGGGAGACAAGCTCCTATCTCGATGTTGCCGATGGTGTTCTTGTGATAGCCGGCGCGATGGGCTAGCTCAAACTGTGTAAGCCCGCGCATGGCTCGCATTGCGCGGAAGCGTCGGCCAACACCAACGGCAAACGCATCACGGTCAATGCTGGGCATCTAGCTTCAG